ATTGCCAGGCACGGGCGGCACTGACATGACCTACATAGAAGAGGCGGAGGGATACGTGGCCCATAAATTTAATCAGGCGGCGCTGTTACCCGGTGATCATCCGTACAAGAGCAACGCCCCGTAGGCAGGTAAGTATTAATAATCATGAGCAGACTGAACATAGACACAGGCACACTGGGCAACCCGGCCACAGGCGACACCCTACGCACAGCCATGGCCAAAACAAACACCAACTTCGAGGAGGTGTACCAACTGATCGGAGACGCCGACGATGGTTTGATCACCACATCAATAACCAATGGTGACCTTAAACTACAGGCCAATGGAACAGGAATAATCGAAGTTGACCATTTACAGGTAAACAACACCACAATATCCACCATCACAACCAATTCAGACCTGACCCTGTCAGCCAATGGCACAGGTGCGGTTGTCATAACTCCAACAAAAATAATGATGCAGAACCTACCCACTAGCGACCCAAATGTTGCAGGACAACTGTTCAGGGACGGCACAGATCTAAAGGTCAGCGTAGGTTAACAGCCGTTTGGACATATCTTTCAAAACCGCTAAATATTAGTCAATATGGCCCAACAAATAATAGATCTAGGTGTAAATGCGGATGACGGTACAGGTGATACGTTACGTATCGCCGGTATAAAGATAAATGATAATTTTGATGAACTTTACGCAAGGTCATCAGTTGGGTCGCACATAAGATTTGAAAACAACGTCATTAAATCAACATTATCAAATGCAGACATAGACATCAATCCTTCCGGCACAGGTGCGGTGGTGTTTCCTGGTATAACCATAGATGACAACAACATCAAGGCGTCTAGGACAAATGATGATCTCAAATTTATACCCAACGGTTCTGGTTCTACAGTGATTGCAGGCATAGGATTTAGTGCAGGCACATCGATCTCGGCAGTTGATTCAAGCACTGTCAATATAAATGAGAACCTTGTTGTGGACGGAACTTTCCAGGCCGGCGCATTGACTTTGCCAACTGCCTTGTCTTTGAGTTCTACTTTATCAGTGACCTCTGCCCTAAGCACTTTGTCAAGTCTCACAGTCACTGGTGCGAGCACTTTGGCCGGCACAACAACAATAGATAATCTCACATTCAATGACAACATAATTGGTTCAAGTTCAAACGCAGACATACAGATTACCCCAGGAGGTACCGGAGCAGTAGTTTTTCCTGCAATGACGCTTAATGACAACCATATCACAGGCACGAGATCAAATGAAGATATAGTGATAAGTGCAAGTGGCACAGGTGACGTTGTTTTAGGTTCTGTCAGAATAAATGGCACAACAATAGACAGCACAGATTCAAGTGTTATAAACATCAATGAAAACTTGATTGTGGATGGAACATTGACTGCAGGCGTGCCAACTTTTCAAGGTGCACTTAACCTAGGATCAACTTTTGCGGTTCCTGATGCGTTGACAACCCTGTCCACCCTTACAGTGACAGGAGCAAGTTCTTTCGTTGGAACAACCACCATCGATAATCTACAATTCAATGATAACATAATTGCAACAAGTTCAAATGCAGATCTACTATTGACACCGGGAGGCACGGGTGTCGTCAATGTATCCAACCTCACAATAGACTCAAATATAAGTTTCAGTGACAACATTATAAAAATCATAAAGTCTAATGAGAATCTACAGTTGTCTGGTGGTAGCGGTTCTGGACAAGTGCAAACTTTGTCGGAAGTTACGACTGACGACATAACAACTGTCGGTGACGTTGACATCACAGGAAATAAAACAATTATAGGACAATTAGACGTAGAAGGAATTCAAATAAAAGACAACTTAGTTTCTACAGACGAGTCAAACTCAAACCTTTTGCTTTCTGGCAATGGGACAGGAAATGTCAAGATAAACGATGTTGACATAGATGCTGGAGCCATAGATGGCACTGTCATAGGGGCATCGGAGGCCGCGGCTGGTACATTCACCACGATAACTTTGTCACCTGCCAACGGCGCCATATTGCAATCAGAAGGTGTAAAAATTACTGACAACCAAATCACATCTAGGCGTTCTAATGAAAACCTAGAGCTGTTCGCTAACGGTTCTGGAAAAGTTATATTGAATGGCATCAGCCTGCCTAACGCGGACGGAGGAACAGGACAGGTCCTAAAGACAGATGGTTCTGGTACGCTATCGTTCTTGACATCACCAATACTGCTAGGCGTTACAGACATCCAAGACAACAATGTCACAATTTCATTCTCCAGTGAAACAGTGATAGATCATGTCACTTCCGTGGTTGCTCACGACAGGATAGAATCAGGAACTTCTGTGCAAAATAGTTTCGCCACTTCTAAATACGACAGTGCATGGTACCTGGGAGTCGAAAGGGATGATATCAGCGATGAATTCAGGGTGGTAAAACACTCGGTGGTACACAACAACTCAGATGCTTTTGTCTCAAACAGCATTTTGGCACAAACTGGGACCAATAATCACATCACAACCACTGCGGACGTCAACAGCGGACTGGTAAGGCTCCAGGGCACGGGAAATTCTCCTGAAAACTCCATGACGGCGTACAGGATAGGATTGGGTGATGATGACTCAACAGGATACTCGGGCGAGGACGAGGCCGCTGTGGTGATCAACACAGATGTGGACAGTGCCAACGAAGTCATAGACTCTTTCGCACATGGATCGTTCCGTGGTGCCAAGTACTACATATCAGTAAACAATGCTTCCAAAACTGAATTGAGCAATCTCGAGGCGATTGTCGTACACGACGGTTCTGCCGCCTATATTTCAGTTTACAATGTGGTCAACACAGGATCAAACGATTTAATTACACTGACCGCGGCAATCAACGGTAGCAACGTAGAGATTAGTGCGGCAGGACTAGAGACAAACTTGCGAGTCCATGCATACAGAATATTGTTAGCAGACAACGAAGCGGACAGAAGTTCAACAAACATTAATGTTATCGGAAACGTCACACTTCCCAGTGCGACGACCACTTTTTCAACGTCCGAGATCGATCATGTCACTGCTGTGGGACAGCACGACAGGATAGAATCAGGTACCGTTGTGCAAGACAGTTGGACTACATCCAAGTATGACAGTGCATGGTACCTAGCAGTCAACAGAGATGAGGCCAGCAATGAATTCGAGGTCACAAAACATTCAGTTGTACACAATAACTCTGATGCTTTCATAACAACATCGATAGATGCAAAGACAGGAACAAACAACCACATAATCACAACCGCTGACATCGACAGTGGTAGTGTGAGATTACTTGGAACAGGTAGTTCACCTGAGAACAGCGTTGCATTTTACAGGATAGGGTTGGGAGATGATGACTCCACAGGTTACGCAGGCGAAGATGAAGCGGCTGTTGTTATTAACACAGATGTGGACAGTGCCAGCGAAGTTATAGACTCATGGGCTCACGCTTCGTTTAGGGGAGCAAAGTATTACGTGTCTGTGAACAACGCATCTAAAACAGAATTAATGAACTGCGAAGTGAGTGTGGTGCACAATGGCACAGATGCATTCGTGAGCACATACAATATAGTGAACACAGGTAGCAATGATTTGTGTACTTTCACTGCCGCAATCAACGGTTCGAATCTTGAATTGAGTGCCGCGGGATTGGAAACAAATCTCAGAGTACATGCATACAGGATAAGATTAGCGGACAACGAAGCAGATAGAAGTTCCACGAACATCAATGTGATAGGAAATGTGACCGTTTCAAGTGCAACTACGACATTGGACACGTTCGACACAGGAACATACCAAGCGGCACAATACGTGATTGTATCACACAACGCCTCAGAAGGTCACTCGGCAATCTGTGAAGCGGCGGTTGTGAGCGATGGCACAAACGCATTCGTTTCACAATATGGACTTACATCAACAAAAGGCACAGATCAGATATTATTGACTGTTGGACATGCGGGTTCAACCACAACACTTTCAGCAACATCTACTTCGGGTGGTTCAACAACGGTCAACGCATACAGGGTCAACCTCACTAGGGGTGCGGCCACTACCCCCACGACCACATTGGACACATTTAACACTGGTACCTACAAGGCGGCACATTACGTGATAGTGGGACACAATGCCTCAGAGTCAGCGTCGTCCATATGCGAGGCGGCGGTGGTCAGTGATGGCACAAACGCATTCATCACGAAATATGGTATGACTTCGTCAGACAACACAGATCAAATTACATTGACCGTGGGACACGCCGGGTCTACTACAACACTTTCGGCAACTTCGACTTTAGACGGTACAACAACGGTAAACGCCTACAGGGTGAACTTGGCCAGAGACGCAGGCGCCTCAACAGCAGTGGCAACACTTGATTCTGTTTCGGCCTCCACATTCCGATCGGCCAAATACAACGTGCAGGTCGTTGATGCTACTGGTGGTAATTACGAACTTTTTGAGGCAAATGTCACACACGACGGTTCAAATGCTTACCTTAGTACCTTTGGCAATGTTGGAACTTCTACTGGTCTTATCACAGTAACGGCGGACATAGACAGCGGAAATTTAAGGTTAAGGGGTCAAATAAATAACTTGAACGAGCACGAGGTTACGGTGGTTAGAAGGGTAATGAAAGTATAATAGTATGGCACAACAAACATTAAACATAGGATCAAACGCAAACGACGGCACAGGTGACACTTTACGTGTCGCTATGGACAAAGTCAATGATAATTTCACGGAGATATACGCATCTCCATTGTTCAACAATGCCATCACGATCAGTGGCAACGAAATAAGTGCAAGTAGATCCAACGATGATCTGATATTCAGTCCTTCTGGCTCTGGCGCGGTCACACTGCCTGCTATCAGATTCAACGGCAACAACATCGAAGGCACAAGAACCAACGACAACATAAACTTGTTACCAAACGGCTCAGGTTCAGTTGTGTTTGGAGCAATAAAAATTTCTGGAACCAGTTTGAGTTCTGATGACTCTAGCACTATCAATATCAATGACGGACTGATCGTTGATGGAACCTTAAATGTAACAGGCGCCACAACACTGTCTGGGGCATTGACACTGGAATCAACTTTATCGGTTCCGTCCGGACTCACTACGTTGTCTACTCTTACAACAACTAGTACAACATCATTGGCGGGGACAACAACGATAGATAATCTCACATTCAATGACAACATAATTGGTTCAAGTTCAAATGCTGACATAAACATAACGCCTGGTGGAACTGGTGGAGTAGTTTTTCCTGCGGTGACTATCAATGACAACCATATTACAGGTACAAGATCCAATGAGGATTTGATAATAAATGCAAGTGGGACTGGTGCAATCGAAATAGGGGCCTTGAAATTTGCCGGTACAAGTATCAGCTCGGATGATTCTACAGCGATCAACATCAACGAAGGACTAGTGGTTGACGGGACAATTAACGTCTCAGGAACTGCAACATTAGAAGGTGCAGTCAGTCTTTCATCTACTTTTGCTGTACCATCTGGTCTAACCACTCTTTCAACTTTGACCGTTACCAGCACGACAAACTTGGTAGGCACAACAACTATAGATAATTTGACATTCAACGATAACACCATAGCATCTACTTCTAATGCGGACATCAACCTTACGCCTGGAGGCACAGGGATTGTCAGGGCTTCTAATTTGACTGTTGACGATAACATCAATATCACAGACAACATTATTAAAACCACCGCTACAAATAGCAATTTACAAATTTCGGCAGGCGGGGTAGGTAAAATAGAACTGTTGTCGGCTTTGACAACGGCGGCTATGACAACAGTCGGCGACGTATCTGTAACAGGAACAGAAACAATAACTGGACAGTTGGACGTTGATGCTGTCAGAATAGTAGACAACATCATAACCACGAACGAATCTAACGCTGATCTGGAGATATCTGCCAACGGTACTGGAAATGTTGTAATAAACGATGCAGACATCGGTGGGGGTGCGATCGATGGAACGCCAATAGGTGCCAGCACAGCGGCCGCTGGAACATTTACTACTGTCACGACAACTGCCTCCGTGGTAGTTGACGGTGTCACAATCGCGGACAACACTGTGTCAACAAACGCATCCAATTCAAACCTAGAACTGTCTGGAAATGGAACAGGTGGTGTTACCATTAGTGGTTTCACTTTCCCAACGTCAGATGGATCAGACGGACAATTCATTAAAACAGATGGTGCAGGAAACCTTGCTTTTGCAACAGCAGGTGCAACTCTATCTCACTCGGATATTGCAGATGCAACTACCACTGTGTCGTCTTCAAGTACTTCTGTCCTGAACACTTTTGCAATAGCAACTTATAGAAGTGCAAAATATTTTATATCAATATCAGATGCATCAAATGGCAGATTTGAGATAGTGGAGGCAAACGTGACTCATGATGGCACAAACGCATACATATCTACGTTTGGTGCCAC